TCTGCATACTTTCATGCTCTCAGCATCCATGTGCTTATCCTGAACCTGAGGACACTTTACAGACGCAGAGATTGTGAACTTGAGGTTTCCAAGTAATGGACCAATAGTATCGTTAAATAGCTGTTCGGTCTGCTCAGATAGTACCGTACCTTCAAACCCATTAAATTGAAATGAGTCTACAAGGAATAGAATATCTGCATGATTTAAGTTATCATAATCCTTAAAACAGTGAAAGGGTTTATTGATGGCAAGGATTTTGCAACCAACACACTCCACGTTTTCAGATTTTTTGTATAACTCTAGAAGACTCATAGGTATTATTAATTATGACAGACTATATTGACAATAAGAAGTTTGAGTTACTAGTTAGCTCTTACATATACAACAGAACATCAGAAGTAGAGCAGCAACTTGTAGATGATCTAAACAAGCTGATAGATAATATCTTCTTGTCATTTAATTTTAAGCTAGATCACGAAGATGCCAAGCAGGACTGCTTTTACTTGATATTCAAAGTAATGAGGAACTTTAAACCTGAAAACGGGAGTGCGTTCAATTACTTTACAACAGTTATAGTAAACAATCTTAGGTTAATTTATACTAAGAATAAAATCTATAACAATAAGTTAGAAGAATATATCAAGCTTCGTTCATTAGATAAGGAACTGCTCGAACCTTAAAGGTTACGAATCTTAGGTGGAACAAAGCTTCTTCTAATCTGATGAGGAATGTCATAAACCCTATACTGCTTACTGTCACCATAGTATGTGACTAAGCTAGGTAATCTTCTAACATTAAATTCCTCACTTACATCAGGAAACTCAAATATATCTACCTGATATATTTCATCATTATCTGATGCGTCAAGCTGCTTCTTTATATTTAAAGCATTCTTATCCATCCACGGTGAGTGGAAGAAAATAGATACAGAACTCTTTGTAGCCCTACTATTTTCAAGTAGGGAATAAAAATCTGATCTAGTTGTTATAGTCTTCATTAAAGAACTTCTACATTTGGGACAGGGGAACCAGAAGCGTCAAAAAGCTCTGGATGGCTTTCAATGTACTTTCGAGCTTCCTCTGTTAAATGAGTATTTACAGCTTCTACACCCTTAAGGAAAATCATCTTTACGAAATCATTTTCATTCATTGCATCTGGCTTTACCATTGAAATGAATGACTTGAATCCTTCTGATTCTTCCTTATTAAGGTCAATATGAATTTTCATTTTTCTAACTACTCCATTACCATTAAGTTTATTGTGAATTCTTACCTTACTACGACGTAAAGATAAGTTTAGTACACTTTTACCCTTTACATTCAAGGATAAATCATTGGTTAAATTATCATTAATAGTATTCATTTAACTTGTAAAGGGTATTATATACTAGCTCTCCATAATAGAGCATACAGGAGTAAAATAATGAAGGATTATGTAAATTTGTCAGATCTATCAAAGCTTAAGAAGAAGAAGCGCATAAACAGCAGAACCAAAGGAAATGCTTTTGAACGCAAGATATCAGGGTTATTAAATGAGCATTACAAGACTACTGAGTTTTGCAGAACGCCGGGATCAGGTGCTTTTGCAACCACACACAAACTGCCAGATCATCTCAAGGTTTCAGGAGATCTAATAACTCCATTAAATTATCCCTATGTAATAGAATGCAAAAAAGGATATAAGTTTACAGTATCTGACTTATTGAACAATAAATCTGATTTCATATCTATCATAGAGAAAGTAGATAAAGAATCTAAAAGTTGTAATAAAGAGTTCTTACTTATATTTCAACAAGATAGACAAAACATATATTGTGTATTAAGGTTAAACAATAAATCACTTATAGCTACAAATGAATATTGTGTAAATATCAATAATCAATACTTAATAACTTCTCTAGAAGTTTTTCTAACCTTAATTCAACCGACTCTTGCATCTTGATTCTAGAAGGTGTATGCATATATCTTGCATAATCCTTAGACATTTGAATTTGGAATGTATTTACTTTAGTACCTTTATTGTTTTTTCTTAACCTACAATTAAGAGTAAACATTCCTTTTTGAGGATCTACTATCTTTAGTACTCTGGGATCTTTTGTATCAAGTATAGATCTTCCTTCTATAAAATCAGTTAGTGCAAGTCTTAGTGCTTTATTGTGATTTACTATGTATTGTCTTCCAGTATCAAATGATCTAAACTGATGTATCTGACCAACCTCAGATCCAGCCCCAGCGTATATAAAAGAAGCTAAATACTTTCTATAAGCTAGAGCTTTCATTGTTAAAGCTCCTGTAGAATCTTTTTGATTACATACTTTTTGTATGGTAGACAACACTACTTGTTTTTGAATGTAAAGTCTTACATTCTTTTTTACTTCTGGATCTGATAAATCACTCTTCTCTAAATGATTTAATTCAAGTAAGTCATCGTAGTTGCAGTTTTGCTTGATCTTATCAAACAACACTTGAATATTGCTTTTATTTAACTCGTTTGGACTATAACCAGTTACCTGCTTGTCGTGGAAAGAAACTAAAATTCCATTATAAATAACATCTATATCAGATGCTACTGATGTAACTTCTTCCTTAGGTATATTTAAAGTCATTAATGTTTGATCAATAAATGGGGAATTAACTCTTCTTAGATCAGCATTGAATGAGTCTATAGATGCTTCACTAAGTAAGAAAGTTCCTTCTTCTACATAATGCTTTAGACCTATCCTTAGAGTATTAGAACCTGCAAACTCTTGTAAGTCGTTATCATCATACCCATATACATTTCTTAATGTGGATATTAAATCTTCAGGGGATTCGTAGTATTCTTCTACGTCAGCCTTATAACCTAGTATATCTTTCTTTTGAGATGTCTTTACTACAGCTAAAGGCTTTCTAACCATCATGGACTGTGATTCAAATATTGCAATCTTAGGAATAATTCTTCTAGCTACAACTACTCTTCTATCTCTTGGGGATAAAGTTCTTAAGAATGTGTCACCTTTCTTTCTTTCAGGATTAAGCTTCTGTAACTCTTCAACAGTACCTTGTACGTCAATTAAAGTTTTATCAGCAGCAGATAGTCCTTCCCAGAATGGTATAACATTCTTGTATGCTTCATTAATGTTTCTATCATACTCAGATACAACTTGAGAGATAAGCTGTGCTGCTTGATCATGCTCTTGCTTTAGCATATGGTGAATTATAACTACCATATCTTCTGAAGTATAACCTCTAAGATAATTTAAGTCTCCAGTTTCTTTTGATCGCGTCATGCTTATTGGAGAACTTTTTATTGTATGAGATGCAGGGAAGTTATTACTTTCAGCCCATTGAGTATAAAGTTTATTGTAGTTATCAACTAAAGTAAGCATCAGCTTTGTCTGAGCATCTGTTTTGGAGTTCTTCCAGCATAGTGCTACTCCTTGCTCAAGGTGTACAGGATCTTTTATCCATATACCATTTCTATCAACCATCATTCTAGAAGATATAAACTGAGCGTCTTCTACACTAAATCTTCCTGTATAAAACTTTTCTACTGATTCAGTAAATTTTAAAAATACTTCCCCCACTACCTTCTTTTTATTAGCGTCTATGTTCCTAAAGAACATTGCTCCAGTGTTGGGATCTTTCCATAACTCTAATCCATTTGATATTTTAGATTCTAAACTTGTTGGATTAGGTCCAGATATTCTTTGGAATAAATCTCCATAGTCACCTAATGGTCCGGGTCTTTCCCATTCGCTAGCACTCATAGCTTTGGCTGATTTAAAGAATCTTCCGCTCTGTGCTAAGTTAACTAAATTTCTAGCAGACTTTTCCATTAGTGGGGCGTGTGGTGCTGGTGGACCCATCATTAAAGGAGTTTCACTTTCTGGTTCAGGTTGCGCTAATATCCTATTAAATTTTCCAACAAAGTGATTCCATGTAGTGTTATTAAGTGGGTTCCCTGATTGGTCCCCTACGGGCATGGCTTGGAAGCCAAGGACATTTTGAACAACTACCTTACCTGTGTGCTTACTAGCCTTACCACCCGTTTCAGAGCCTCTAGCAACGAAGATCTTAGCATCACCTCCTAACTCTGGTATAGGAACAACATAGTTATCTGAATGGGATTTTGACACAGCAAGTCTTAAGTACTTTAACGCAGAGGATAAAGCCTCTGGAGACATTTTGCTTGCTTCTGTAATTAAATTAAACTTTCTCTGTTTAATTTTATTATAAGATTCTAGTAAGTGTGAGTAATAATCCATATAATTTAATAAGCCCACCCATACAATAATATGGATGGGCTATAAATTTTAGTCAGTATAAGTATTTATATCAGGGACCAACGGCACTCTTGTAAATTAAGTCAACGCTGACTACTAGTTGTAAGGTGTGGAAACCTTCTGTACCTGCATAGTCTCTTGCTGATTCTGTCCATGATCTAGGGAAGCAACCAATTAGTCTTGTATAAGATACTGCGTTACCTTTACTATCTACTTCAACAACGTCTATAGTTGTCTTAAATTTACCTGAGGCATTACCTGATTGGAATGTTCCAGATAGTGGGTCATAGATTGATTGTATCCAAGCATATAAAGCTGCACCAGCATTTGTATTCTTAATATTATCAAAAGTAAAAGTTACTTCTTTTACTGTTGGCTTTCCCGGATAGTAGAACTTATCATTTAATCTGCTAGCTTCAATAGTAGCAACTTCCATAGAGATTTCACTAACTGACTTGCAAGCTAATGTTAAAGATCTAGCTACACCACCAGTTGTAACACCAGCAGCATTTACTAATTCCTGAATCTCATGGAATGTTACTTCGAACTGATAAGTTCTTATTGAATCTAGTTGAGTACTTAGATTTGGAAGAGCGTTTGTTTTTTCTGGATTTATAGCTCTGTTTGTTGCAGTGCTGTTTATGAAATATGAATTATAAGCCATATGGGTTTAATCCTTTAGCTACCTAATTTAGCTGAGTTAGAAGTTACGTTAATTTCAAAGACAATAGCTTCAGCAGCCTTTGTGGGTATTAGTATGATCTTGCACCATACCTCACTTCTATCTATTCTAGCTGGAGTATTTGTTGTTGAATCACATACTACACGGTAGTCTGTAATACCTCTTCTAGACTTGATATCCTCAAGAATGGACTCTGTAACTGTCTTAATTGATTCCCATGTTATGGGGTCGTTTGGTTCGAATGTGAATCTTTGGGCTGAAGCTAGGAGTAGCTTTCTTAGCAAGATTAACATTCTTCTTACGTTTACTCTGTCAAGAGCAGTTGGTGCTCTCTGTGCAGTTCTCTGACCGAAGATAGTGATTCCTTGTTGTGGGAACTCTACGATTGGGTTTATAGCATTACCACCAGAGTATAATGAATCTCTATCACCTTGGTTAAGAACAATCTCTACATCTGTTGGCTTAGTTAAACGTCCTCTGATAAATCCTGCTGGAGCAAACCAAGGCTCTGCAACACTATCAGTGTAGCACATCTGACGAGCAGCATAAATTGCTGGGTCTAACCACTTGTCAACTCCATCAAAGACTGAGAATACACGAACCCATGGGAAGTATATTGCAGCGTAAGAAGAATTGATAGCAGCAGTTCTTGTTTCAGCCTGACCATTGTGCCATTCAATTGCTTCTTGAACTGTATCAATTGAACCATATGGAGGAGAAACTACTGCTAAGAAGTTTTGGCTTGTCTCGGCTAATGTTATTAATGCATTTTGTAGAGACTGATTGCTAAATCCGGGAACCAATGCTATAGAAATATTTAGTGTGTCATTATCTAGAGCATAGATACCCTCCTTTGGAGATGCAGTAGGATCACCAATTAGGGCTAAAGCATTTGTATCATTGTTAGTAGTGGTTCCATTTGTACCACCAGCAAAACTATAAGTTCCTTCGATTAACTTTAAGAATCTTGGACTTACTGAACCAAAAGCCGTTGATCCATGCTTACCATTAGCAGCAGCTACACCTAGATCGGAAAGTTTACCAATGAAAGATGTAAGTTTAGTAGGAGTAAAGTCTTGAGATCCTGATACTAAGTAACCCTTGATAACTCTGGAAGTGGCATTATCTACCCCTGCGGTTATTAAGCTCTCAATAAAGTTTCCTGATGCAAGGAAGTTTGGCTTGTATTGTTCTATTGCAGCACCTTCCTCATTAACAACTAATGAGAAGTTAGCTCCACCTAGATTTATTATTTCTACTGAGTTTCCACTTACTGAACCGTCAGTAGTTGTTCCTCCATTATATCCTTCGCCTTCATATAGAGATCTAGCTAGATATGCAAAGCTTGATGTTGCTATTGTAACTCCACTTGCTGTTACTGAAGAAGCAACCGCACCTGTAGGAGAACCGTTTCCATCAATTGCAAATAATGCTGATACTGGAGTAGTTCTTGAGGAGTTAGAATAAGCTGTTACGGTTATAGTTGCAGCCGATCCAGCATATGAACCAAAGATATAACCAGATGTGGTAGTTCCAGAATCATAGGTAGCACCTACCTTTGAATCGTCTAATCCAGTTCCAATTATCTTAGTTATTGCTTGAGCTTGAGTTCCTGTGGTTAAAGTTCCAGATGGAATATTGTATTGCTTTGTTGAAATGAACTTAGATGTGCCTGTGTTGTCTGTTACTTGTACATCTAGATATAAGTTTTGTGTAACACCGAAGCCGTTAGATGAAACAGCTACGGCTGGGCAAGCACCTACGGCTATTGTCGCTGAAGCTTCAGTAGCAGTTCCAGTAGAACCTCTTACGAAGTAAATAGCATTTGTAGCCTCTAGTATCTCAACAGCACCTTCTAGTCCTTGTCCGGGAATAGAGTCGGCTGGCTTTCCGAAAGTAGTGACTAAGTTTTCAGTAGAAGTAATTAAAGTAGCTTTATTTACTGGACCCTTGGAAGCAAATCCAACGATACCTACTATGCTAGAGTCAAGTGCTACTGCATAGTCACTTACGTCCTTCTCAATTACATAAACACCGGGACTATTAAGTTTTACCATATTAAGATCCTATTAAGAATTAGTGACTGTTAAAAGTCTTCTTTTTTGTAACTTTTTAACTTGTTCTGTTATAAATGATGAGGGGACTACCTTAACATCATTTGGGTGGAATAGATAAGATTTAATGCCATTGGGTGTCATTAAATAAACTTCTAAAGTTTGAAGTGAATCGTTTCTTATTGTTTTTGTGCTTTCCATGCTATAAATATTTACTAGTTTAATAATTCAATCTTGTTTATTTTTTTCAATATTTAATTGTTTGTATACCGCTTTATTAAAAAATTGAATCTTTCTTGATTTATATTGAGGAGTCTTCCTAAATTTATCTCTGTCAGGTTTAGTTGGTATACAATTTCTAATCTTATATATTTTATTCTCTAAAACTCGTTTTCTTTGTTTTAAATCAGGATCTATAAAACCCTCTTCAAAATCTAATAGTTGTCTTGCATTTAATATGATGGATTGTCGATATAGTCTTCTATAAGCTCTAGTAGCACTGGATAATGGTTTGTAGGGACTTAATTGTATGTAATCAATTAAATCAATCATTTATATCTCCTAGGGTTTAACTATATCACCCTCCAAATATATATCTTCGATCTTGCCAGTACTGGTCATTAAAAATTTAGGACTTGGAAGAAAAGTTTGAACATTTATAGTAAAAGCTTTATTTAAAATCCTATCGTCACCATCACCTGCTTCTGTGGTTGACATATTCTCTTCTCTTGATAATGTTATCTGGGCAAAGTCAGTAAATGGTGTATTAGACTCTAAAGAGGGATTAAACATTCTCTGTATCTGTTCAGTTATTTGATCTTGATCCTCTTTGAATTTAGACCATACAGAAATTGTATAAGTTACTTCTACTGCTTTTGGAGATAAAGAAACAACCCTGATAGCCCTTTGTTTATTTGAGTCCCAAAAGGTTTCTGCTACAACTAAAGGTCTATACTTGGAAGGAAGACCTTCTGTAGAAGTAGAAATTTGCTCTACGCTTATTACAGGTAGGATTATTAAGTTATCCCTATTTAATTTACCTATAGATCTTTCAGGTGATCCGGGTATACATTTAACAGTTCTTATTGACATATCAGGCATTCTAACCACTATGTCATTAAATAGAGTTATAATATTTCTAAGCTGTTCAGCATAGAATGATGTTATATTATGCTGTCTCTTATTAGTTCTATAAATTAATTCTCTAACGTATTGATCCGCTCTTTTGTATGGTGGAACAGAAGAAGTATCAACCTCTGCCTCAGTTAGATTCATATTTAAAGATGATGTACTCATAAGGGATCAACTCTACCACCAATAGGATCTGAGGTGTTTGGTAAGTTTCTGTCCACTAAATCTGGTGAGTTTCTCTGGAACTTAGCAGTACAAATATAATGATATATTCCATAGCTTTCAAATCCATCCTCTTGAACCTCAAATATTTCAAATCTTATCTTTTGAAACTTAGGTTCAATTACGTCTCCAGCTATTGGTGCTCTGCCTAAAACTTTAGTAATGTAGGTTTTGTTAAAAGTAAATACTTGATCAGATTCTAATTCAAGACCGAATTTAGTAAGTCTTTCTTCAATAGCTTTAGGATCATAGTGACCGTGAACAAGTATTGGTACTCTTGAAAGCGTCTTAGATCTATCTTCCATATAAACATCACTATATGACTTATCTTGGTAATACTTATAATAAAGCATTTCAGATCCTGATAGCTTGATCAACTCATCATCAACTGAGTTGAACATTTCTATATCAGGATTCTTTAAATCAAATAGATTTAGTTTATAGGATCTTTCAGTCATTTTTTAACCCCAAGATATTAATGGTGGTTCTTCTAACTCATCAACCAATTCTCTTTCAAGCTTTTGCATTTCCGATTGAGCTTGCTGAATTAGTTCTGATCCATTTAACTGTGCTCCACCAGCGGGTGATGGAACAGTTCTAAATTTACCTCTAATTTGACCTAGTGTTTCTTTTGAAA